GGGCGTCCTGGATGCCGCCCGCGTCTTACGCCACACACGCCAGCGGAGGGCATCACAATGACCGCCGCCGAATTTCGGACCCTGCGCGATGCGCTGGGCCTCTCGGTCGAGGCCTGTTGCCGCATCTTCGCCGTGGCGGATCGCACGATCCGCCGCTGGGACGCCGGGCGGCTGCCGGTACCGCCTCAGGTCGCCGCCGAGCTGCGGGCGATCGATGCCGACTACGATGCGGCTGCCGGTGCCGCCGCGCGCCGGTGCGCCGAGCTGATCGCGCACCACGGCGGCGCGCCGCCGGAGGGTGGCGCGATACTGCTGCGCTACCGCACCGACGACGATCTGGCGCGGTACCGCCCGGATCTGCGCCATCTGGGCACCCAGGCGCACGGCGCGATGATCGATCGCGCCGCCCGTGCGCTGCGTGCCGAGTGCGGGATCGAGCCCCGGATCGAGTGGCTCGATCCCTACGCCTACGAGGCGTGGCGCGGGCGCCGGCCTGACTCCGAGGGGCTGCGTTCCGCATGGGCAGGCCAGAAGTGCGGCACACCCCCGGGTATCCCATCGGCCGATTCACCCCCGGGTACCCCATCGGCCGATTGACCCCCGGGTACTCTATTGGCCGATCTAGACCCAGCAAATCGGCACGGTATCGACCGCGATCGCGTCGGTCGCAGGGTTCCACGAGCAGAAGCGCCCGTCCCAGCTCGACCCGAGCCAGCGCGCGCCGACGGGATAGGCCCGCGGTGCGGTAGCGCTGAACCCGACGTGCGCCGCGCTGGGCGCCCAGGCATCGACCAGTTGCTGGCGCGTTACCGGGAACGTGGCGCCGGCCGCCGGAACATCCAGCTCGATCAGCCCGATCACCTGGTCGGAATACCTCACCGCCACGCGCTGCCGATACTTTCCCGCCATGTCGTCTCCGAACGCGCTCGGGTAGCCCACCCCCCAAGGCGAGGTGCCCTGGCCGAAACTCGATATCACCGTCGTGTCGGTCGGCGCCGGATCGGCCCCGAGCGTCCAGTTGAAACTGCCACTCCCGACCGCCAGACCGGTGGGAGGCGGACTGAGGTACGTTAACGGCACCGCGTCGGCGACGGTCGCCCCATTCGAGACGGTCACAACCTGCGCGGCGCTGCGGGTCACGCTGTACAGCGTCGCTGGACCGAATGTCAGGGTCGCGGTGTAGCTCGCATCGCGGGTCGTCGTCGTCACATCGCGGTGCGCCCCATCCTTTTGGGTGATGCCGGTTCCGTTCTGGAACGCATAGGCCGCCCCGTCTATCACCTCGAGGACCTTGACCTCGGATACGGTCTCTTGCCACACATAACTGGCCTGCAGCCACACCAGCGAATCCCCGGCGGTGTAGGCGGGGTAGAGCCGCACGATCTGGGTCGAGTGGCGCGTCGTCAGACGGTCATAGTAATGCCCGCCCGAGTTGCTCACGTCCACACGCATCAGCCCGCCGCCGGTATCGACCTTCGTCCAGGCTTCGACTCGGTAGATTCCATTTGTGGTCTGATCCTGCGTTCGGTTAGTGAACTTGTAGTTCGCCTCGCCAAATTCGATCGACCAGCCGATCGACAGGCCGAAGTTCGGCAGCGTCTCGTCGCCGTTTCCGCTGATCGTGAGCCGCCAGAACAGGATCGGCCACAGTTGTCCGTCGCCCCACCAGAACGACGGAAAGATCGTCCGCCCGAAGATCGCTTCGCTGCCGTCGCTCTTCGCGCAGATCAAGTCCGCAGTACCGTCCCCCGGCCCCCAAACCGTCGACACCGGCAACACAACCCCCGACCCCGCCGCCGCATTGAGCAACACGCTGCCATGCGTGCGCCGGTCGAAGTGTCCAAAGCGCCTGAAGGTGACAGCGATCGAGCAGGTGTCCGATTCCGCGTGCCCGGGCGGCCTGGGCCGGTGAACGCTCGTCGTCTGCACCCGCCAGCGCTTGCCCGCCGGGTCAATGTAGATGAAGCCGAAGAGCTTTTTCCCGCCCAGCATTTGATCGCTGCCCGCGAGCAGCGCGTGGCCTAGCCACTGCCGCCCGGCGGAGACGTCGGCGGCGATTTCAGCCGGCGTGCGCGCCGGAGCGCTCCACCCCGGACGCTTCACCAGCGCCGCCGAACCGAAATCGCTCGGCTCCGTCGTGAAGGTATGCGGGTCGGGATGAGCGAGCTGCGATCCGTTCGGCAGCGTGATCTTCCCGGCTTTCCACAACCCGTGGTAGGGCAGAAAGTTCGCGGTCACCGCCTCACCCGACCACCGGCAGCTTGTACTGTGTTCCGCTTATCGTCACCACCACCGTCTGCGAATATTCCCAGGTGAAGAGACCGTCGCTGGAGGTCAACGTTACCCCTGCGCCGAGTGCCATGTCGGTCGGCCCGCCGCCGCCGCCAGCGCTGCCCTGAACCGCCTGTTGCACCCCCACGCCACGCTGGGCAGGAATCGGGGTCACTGGCGGCGCGGCCGGCAGGAACGTCTTCCACCCCGGCTCTCTTGCCACCAGCGCGTTCACCGCCTTCTGCAGTTCGCTCGCCATGATTTCTCAGCTCACGCTCAGGCTCAGAATGTCGTCGGGGATCGCCACCGAGTAGCTCGCGGCGATCGGCACCTCCCGGTTGTCGCGCGAATCGGGCTCGATCTCCGGCGCTTCGACCACCAGTTGCACCGGGTAGGTCTCGGCGGCGCCGTTGTAATTGGGCGAGTTGAGGTTGGCGAGATTGGTGAAGAACCCGGTCGCGTTGCTCGGCAGATTGACCGGCGTTGTGACCGTACGTCCTACCCATGTCTCAATCACCGATCCAGGCCAGCCAGGGGGACCGGGAAGCGGTGGCGCGGGCGCCACCGGCACCGTCACCGGCGTGTCGGTCTGGACCCCAGTCGCCTCGGTGCGCGAGAGCGCGATTTCGATCGACGAAACAGCCTTTCCGGAATCCATGTCCATCGTGTGGCGCACGCGCCGCAGCTTGCCCTGCGCGGTCAGCGCGGTCGTGGCGATGCGCACGGTGTGAACCACGTCCAGCCTTGGGGCGATCGGCAGATCGGCATCGGCAGAATTGAGGCGGTGGGAGCCAAGAATCTCGGCCCTCGCACGGGAAACCAGCGTCTCGACCGCGTTGTTCGCCGCCGCCCGGTCGGTCGCCGGATCGCCGGCATAGGGCATCGCCGCCTCGCCGAGTTGCGGGGTTTGAACTTCCGGCAGCGGCCCGTTGACGATCATTCCCCAGCGCATCGCGCTGCCCTTCGCCCCCGCCGGCGGCCCGGCTTCCCATGCCGACGTGTCGAAGCTGTTTTCGAGCGCCGCGGAAACGTCGGCGGAAATCGTGCCCAGCGCAGCCACGCTCGCCGGCGCCGAGACGGTCAGCGTATAGACCTCGTCGATGGTCTGCGTCCAGCGCTTGGCGATCCGCGCCGAGTAGCCGAAACACAACTGGTCGGCCACGTCCTGCGCGACCGACCAGAACGCCGTCTTGCCATCGTCTGTCACCACCGGAATGCCGAACAGCGGCACGTACACCTTGCCGGTGATCACCGCGCCTTCGCCGGCCGCCACACCCGCCGGCACGCCGGGCACCGGCGCGTAGTTGATGTCTCCTACCACTTCCCACCCGGTGCCGTCGAGCGCCTGGCGCACCATCTCGCGCGTCGGGATGTCGTAGCCGTTACTCACCACCGCGCCGAGGCTGAACGGGTAGGTGTAGCCCCGCGAAACGACACGCTTCTTCAGCAGCGGGTAGCGGTACTGAAAGCGCACCTTCGCCGTGTTGCGAAGGGAAGACCGGTTGGCGAAGCGCACCGCCGCCGAACCGTCTATCACATCGCCTTCGCCGAGCGTCACATCCGCCGCGGCCTTCGCCGCCCAAGCGGTGAGTCGGGGCGAGCGCCAGGCATCGAGATCGAGTGCGGCCGGCACGCTGGCCAGCCGGGCCTGCGCATAATCCCACGCGGTCGCCGCTTCGCCGCTCACCGCGGCACTCCACTTGCCGCCTACCAGGCGGTCGATTTGCTCGCGGCTCATCGCATCGAGCGATTCCTGCAGCAGATCGGTGCACGAGAACCGCGTCACACCGCTCGCCATATCGTAGGTGGGCACGTCGACCACACCGCCGAACAGCCGCACCGGATTGGTCGCCGATCCGTCCGCCAGTTGGTCGGCGAAGTCGATCTCGACCGGTTTTCCGACCCAGGCGGTCAGCGCTACCGCGCCGCCCGCCGGCGCCAGCGAAAAGTTCGCGACGCGCGCTGCGTTCTCCTCGATTTCGACCTCGATCGATCCCGTAAGACCAGCCGAAACATCGACGCCACCAAGCCTGACCACCGGACGCCACGCAATCGCCGAAGCGGCCGACGGCCCGGACGGCGGGCCGTTGCCGTAGGTCGAAAGGCTCGCCCGCGCATCCGCCCGCGCGGCGGCGTCCCCGTCGAGCGCGGCGGACTGCGGAGCGATTGACAGGTTCGCCCCAACCATGCCGAACGCCGACGCCCGGGCGGCGGCAGTGCCGGTCATGCCGGACGGGGGGATGGTCAGCATACCGGCTGCCGTGGCCTGTGCTACCGCACTGCTAGCGAGAGTGGCTGGCGCGGCCGACGTCGCCCCGGTGCCCGCAGCGTATGGCGTGCTGGCGAACGGCACCACGCCGAATGTCATGGTCTGGCCGCCGCCGTCAGCTCGCGTAGGCGGGCGTGATCTCCAGGTGCGCCGACCAGTTTATGGTGGTCGCCGCCATCCCGGTAACCGTCACCTTCACGTTGCCGCTTCCGTCGATAGTTATCGTCGCCGAGCCGGAGAACCCGGCGTCGGAGGAGATCGCCGTACTCACCGTGGACCCGACCTGACCTGTCGGCTTCCCAACCGCGCGCAGCTCGCGACTATAGACGTTGCCGATCGCCCCGGGAGAATTGCTCACGAGTGCGACAATGAAGCAGCGAATCAGCCAGACGGTCTGGGCCGGTACCCTTGGGCGGATGCTCGCGCCGTCTGCAAAGAGATCGATGGGCGTGGCATTCGTCGTCGTGGTGACCAGCTTAAACCGCATGGCCTGTGTGCCGCTGCCATTCTGCTCGGCAAGCATTCCCGGCTGGTCTGCGGTGCCAGCCCCGAGCACCAGTGCCCCCGGAGAATTGATATCTACCTGGCCCTCGCCGATCACCAGAGAGTTGGGCGATCCGGTAGCAATTGCTCCCCCTCCGATGCAAAAACAGTAGTCCGAGTTCACCCCGTTGATCAGAAGCGAGAGCGCCGTAGACTGCCCGCATGACCGTGCATCCGGAACCACCATCATCACCGCACCGCTCGATGGCACATCGCGGTACGGAGCGGCGCTGCCGATGGTGTTGTTCGCGTCCGAGGCGTACTCATGCACGCGCGTGAGGGTGAGCGCGTCGGCCGACAACGTGCCCAACCCGATCGCCCATCCTGCCGCCCACTCGATTCGGTAATTGACGTATCCGGTGGCGCCGAGCCCGGCGGCCGCCGGCGTGCGAAAGCCGGCTACCGGAGATCCCAGGGTGAGCGCCCCGGTGCCCCCGGCCGTCACGTTGCACTTGACGCAATCGCCGTTCATCTCACACTTCCTCCGCGTTGAGTTCCCAGCCGAAGCTGGCGTTTCCGGTGTCGACATCGCCAGCGGGCGGGGTGGCGAACACGCTGAACTGGGGGAACCACAGCACCGTGTAGCGCGCCGTGCCGACCACCGGGGTTAGCGTCGCCACGTTGCCGGCGAGTGCCACCGCAGTCGGCGTCAGCACGCCGCCCCCGCTCTCGGCGAAGCCGTGCGGAAGGTGGCCCGCGTCGCTGCGCCGCGCGGCCGGTATCGTGATCACGTTGCCCGCCGCGGTAATCGAGCGCTGCGCCACGCACTTGAGGGTGAGCGGCTGGCTGTAGTCGAGTTCGTCGAGGCCGGCCGGAATGTTCCCCGCGCCGCTGATTGTCGTCGCCAGCCGGCGCCAGTGCGTCTGCTGCTTCCCTGCGCCGTTCATCATGCGCAAGGTCGTTACGCCCCCGAGAAGCCAGAACCGCTGTCGGATTTGCATGCTCGCCCAAAGCGGCACCACTACGCTGCCCAGTTCCAAAGTTTTCGCCGTCATCGCCTCCCCCGTTGCAGCGCAGCCCGCTGCAGCCCGCGCACCAGTTCGCCGGCCACGCCCGCCTCGGCGCTCACCGGATAAGTGCCCACGCCCGGCAGCGTGAGGTTGATCACGGTGGCGCTGCCGCCCCCGCTCGCCGGCTCGCGCACCCGCACCCGTTCGATCAGCCCGCCCGCCGCGAAACGCGGTATCTGCATCGCGTTGAGCCGGCGCATGAAGTCGATGCCGTAGTAATCGACCGCGGCGGTGCGGTGCACGAACTCTCCGGGCGCGCCCCACAGCAGCACGCTGTCGCGCCCGCGCGGCCCCGGCCCGTCGATCGGGCCGCCCGAGGCCAGCGCGGGTGTCTCGTTGGCCGCGCTGGTGCGCAGCGGCACCGTGAAGCCCTTGCCGAATTCCTCCTGCAGCGCCTTGAATGCGGCCCTCGCCGGTTCGGTATCCAGACTCACCGGCAGTTTGTCGAGCAGATCCTTGAGCGCCTTGGCCCGCTCTTCCAGGCTCGCTAGGATTTCGCGCTGCGCGTCGGCCTGAGTACGAGCGCCGGCTGCCGCCTTGTCCTGGCCCTTGGCAAGCGCCTCCAGGGCGGCTGCCTGCGCCCTGCCGGCATCTTCGATGATCTCGGCGGCGCGCCGGTCGCTGGTCACCTTGTCGGCAAGCTTCTCCGCTTCTTCGGCTAGCGACTTCGCCTGTTCGGCCTTGCGCTTGGCCACTTCGAAGCGGCCGTCGTAGGCGGCAGCCAGCGCTCCGGATGCGGCGAGACTCGACTTGTCGAGCAGATCCTGCGCGCTGCGCGCGGCCCGCGCCGATTGCTCCTCCGGCGTCAGGTCGCTACCGGCGGAGCGCCGCGCTTCGGCCTTGGCGGCCGTGCTCTGGCGCACCGTGCTGGCGTCGACGCGCAGCTTCTCCGCTTCCGTGGCGAACTTCTTCGCGTCGGCCAGCGATTCCTCGAAAGCTTTGCGCACCGCATCGGCCAGATTTTTCTGGTCCTGAACGCTCTTTTCTACCAGGTCGCGGTTGGCCTTGATGCGCGCGTCGGCAGCGGCCTTCGCGCTCTTGCCGGCCTCTGTCTCGGTTTCGATCAGCTTGGCCACCAGGGCACGATACTTCTCGACCGGGATCACGCCCGCCTCGTAGGCGCCGAACAGCACGTTCAGTTCGCGGGTGAAATCCTTGTTGACGCCGGTCAGGCGCGACTGGATGTCGAGGAACTCTGCGGAGGCTTTGGTCGGCGGCGTCGCGGCCGCATACTGGCGGGCCAGCTCGCGCTCGTTCTGCGCAAGATCGCCGGTGGAAAGCGCGGCCTTTACGATCGCCTTCGACAGCGCTTCCATGTTCTCGGCGCGGTTGCGGAGATTGCGCTCTGCCGCACTGTCCAGACCGAGGGCGGAGGCCGCCGCCGCAGCCTTCGCGTCGATCGCGATCTGCGCCGGCTTGATCAGTAGGTCGAGTCGGTTGAAGAACGTCTCCGCAGATGACGAGAACGAGTCGGTCGCCGACGAGAGCGTTTTCAGGGTGTCCGCCAGCAGGCGAGTCGAGCCCGTGCCTTCGTTGATCTTGTCGACCGCATTGCCGGCCGAGTTCTTCAGATTGGTGAACGCCTGCCCCGCGGCCGGCGCGAGCTTCGCGAACTCGGCCTCGAGCTTGGGGATGCCTTTCTCCAGCCCGCCGAGCACCTTCTCGGTGGTGAGCTGCCCCTGCTCACCCATCTTGCGCAACTCGGCCGTGGTGACGCCGAGCCCTTCGGAAATCGCCTTGAGCAGCCGCGGCGCCTGTTCGCTCACCGAGCGGAACTCATCTCCCGAGAAGCGGTTCGACCCGAGCGCCTGGCTGAACTGGATCAGCGCCGCCTGTTGCGACTCCCGGCTGCCGCCGGAGATCGTCAGCGCCTTATTCACGGCCTCGTTGATGCGCAGCAGCCGCTCCTGCGAGAAGCCCAACCCGTCCGTCGCCCGCGCCATCCGCGCGTAGCTGTCCGCCGACTCGATGAACGCGTTGCGGGTGCGTTGCGCGCTCGCAAACAGTTCCCGCTGCACGGCGGCAAGCTCAACGCTGCTCGATGTCACGAGAGACAACCGCTGCTGCACGAGCTGATACGCGTCGGCGGTCTCGATCACTACCTTCGCGGTGCCGAGCCCGAGCCCGATTCCAGCCAGGCTGGCTAGTTGTCGCGCGAACCCGAGTCCGGCCCCAAGCACGTCGAACTTCTTTCCGCTGCCTTCCGCTTCCTTGCCGGTCTCTGCGATCCGGCCCTTGAGGCGTCCCAGATCGGCGTTGAGCGAAGTCGACGTGATGCCGAACTGCGCCATCGAGCGACGCGTGCCTTCGAGCGAAAGCTGCGCCGCATCGAGCTCCGCCTTGAGCGCGCCCGCAGTCTCTTTCGCCTGGTCGAAGCTCGCGAGCACGGCAGTCGGCTGCACGCCGAGCGCCCCGAAGGCCTTTACCTCGCGCGCCAGGCGCGCGACTTCGGCCTGTGCTTCGTTGAACTTCTGCTTGAGGGTTTCGGCTTCGCGCTTGGTGGCAGCGAATGCGGCGACGGCGCCGGCTGCGTCGCCGGTCAGTACGATGCCTGCGCGGATCAGTTGGTCTGCCATGTCAGCGCGTGTAGCTCGCGTTCAGATCGTCGATGGCATGGACGAACATCGCCCACGGGTACTGCCAGGCATTCGCATGCCCGGCGCGGATCAGGGCAAAAGCGGCTCGCTCGACGCTCCGGGCGGCGTCGGCCCAGCTTGCGGCGGGCTCTCCAGCGCCGGCGCCAGCGCGAGCAGGCGGGCGCGCAGCGCGAAAAAATCCGCGTTCACCTCCGTAATCCGGCGCCACACCTCACGCAGTTCCGAGGGCTTGAGGCCCTCGACCTGGGCGGCGGTCAGGTCGCTGAACTCCATCAGGTCTCCGACCGAAAATTCGTCGAACATCAGCACGTGCAGCGCGTCGGTCGGGATCGAGGCGGCGCCGGCCGCGAGCTTGGCGCGGATTTCGCCGACGGTCAGCTCGCGCACCGTCACGGCAACGCCGCCGACCTCGCAGGTGCCAGCGGCGATCATGCCAGCAGCACCACGCGGCCGAACTGCCCGAGCACCGCGTCGGCGGCCTTGGTGTCGTCATAGACCGGCGCGCCCTTGATGTCGAACGTCGCCGGCGCGTCGCCCTTGAGCGGGAACGTCTGCGCCGGATCGAAGTAGCACTTGTAGAGTTCGACCAGAACCGGGCGGCCGGAATCCACGTCGTTGAGCCCCTCGAAGCGGAACCACCATTCGGTGTCCGGCAGAACGAAGAACGGCACGTTGTCGGCCAGTGCGTTGCTGTAGGCTAGCTTGAACGGCTGGACATAAGGCCCGCCGGTCGTGATGTCGAGCAACTGGATCGAGCCGGCGCGCTGGTTAAAGTAACTCCAGCCAGTCACGGCGGGTAACGTCTTCGGGCTCCCGGTCGAGTCGGTAACCACCAGCGAACTGATGTCGGGCTTGGCCGTGCGCACGATGTCCCCGGAAACCAGTCCGGTGGGCAGCACCTCGCCGGTCACGGTGCCGGCGGCGATCTGCGCCGGCGTACCCCGGAAAGCGAAGCCCCAGTTTTCCTTGGTGGCATCCTCGATCTTGAATTCCAGCGACGCGCTGTTGTCGGTGGCATAGCGCAGCGATGTCAGCCGCTGGCCGGTCTCGGATTCTTTGCGCGTCTGCGTCTGAGCCTGCAGGCCGACGTTGACCTCGCTGGTCTTGCCGATGTAGCGCAGCGCCAGCGCGGCGCCCGTGGTGCTGTTGCGCTTGCCGACCAGCACCTTGCCTTGACCGCGGTAATACGGCATCTCGTTTCTCCGTCAGGGGTTCGCGTCAGGACGCGTCGGTTGCAACGCCGTTGGCGATCAGCCAAACGGCATCCATCTGGTTCATCCCGACTTCTGCGAGCACCAGCTCAGCGCCGGTAACGTAGTCGCGTCCGGCGTGGGTGTGGGGCTCATTCAGGACGATCTTGTCGATCGGGGTAGCGGTTTTCTCGTCTCGCATCATGGTCTCCGGATCGGGATAGTTGCCATCGTGCCTCGCGCGCGCGCGGCGGCGCTATTGAACGGCTTCACTTCTTTCTCACCACTACACGCGCTGCTTGGTATAGAGCCGCATCTCGGCGCAGTGGCACAGCACGCCCGCGAACAACACCGGCTTGCTCTCCAGCAGTTGCACGCCGACCACTTCGGCCGCCTGGGTGTCGAGCCACAGATCGACCAGGTAGTCGTCAGCATCGAAGCGCGCCGAGATCGCTTCGATCAGTGCATCGAACGCTTTCTCCGAGCCACTGTCTTCCGACAGCGCGCGGTAGCCGCGAATTTGCCACTCATCTGTGATCGCGCGACGTTCCTTGCTCTCGGCCACGCGCTCGCGCGCGGTGCGGCGCACGAACCAGCCTTGCAGCAGCGCTTCGCCGCCGATCTCGCTGACGTAGAAGTTGCGCAGCGATCCCATGTCGGCGGCGTAGGGCTCGTGATCGTGGACCACGCCGACATTCGACACGGAGGCGATGCGTGCGACGATTTCCGCCCGAACCTGTTCCAGTGTCGCCATCAGTCCGCCCCAAGTTGTTCAGCTACGCGCCGCGCCATCGCCTCGAAGCTGCGCTGCAGGCGGGCGCGCGCCTGGTCGTAGGTTTCGCGGAACATCAGCGCGCCCGGATCGCCGTGACGCTCGCGTTGCCATTGGCTGGTGCCCTTGCGCGCGATCGAGAAGCGGATCGCCCGCGCTACCCGCAGCAGTTCGCTGTTGCGCCGCGCCGCCAGCTTGCGGCGCTTGGCGCGCGGCGTGCCACGCGGATAGGGCGTCACAACCGCCAGCCCCTTGCGCTTGACCCAATCGACCAGAACGTCGAGTGGCACCCAGTGCGGTTTCGATCCGAGTTCGACCGGCAGCGCGTAGTTGAGCGCGGTGCCGACGATGCCTTCGACGCCCAGGCCGTTGTCAATCGTCGTGACCGCGCTGTGGATCGATCCGCGCAGCGTGCCGCGGTCGGTCGGCGTCTTGTCCTTGGCCTCGCCCTCGAGGCCAAGCACCGCGGCGTGCATGAACCCGCGCAGCTCGCGCTCCATCACCTCGGGCGCTCTCGCCCATGACGCCTCGATCAGCCGCTGCGCCTCCGCCGAAAAACCGATCCGGTATTCGCCGGCCATCTCAGCGCCAGCGCCGCCGTCCGATGTGATCGCGCAAGCGCGACTCGGGCACGTCGAGGTTCACCACTGCCCCCGCCGGCTTTGGCGGCATCGCCGAGGCGCCGCCCGGCCCGGTGTCGATGCCCATCAGTTGAAAGTAGAGCTTGCGGCAGGCATCGGCCCGCCGCCCCCATTCCTTCGCCGGGCTGGTGTAGTCGATGCGGTCGGCCTGGATCGTCGGCTCGCGGTTTTCGGCGTGGTGCGCGGCCACCTGGTCGCACAGGATCGCCGCGGCCCAATAGCCGAGCGCTTCTCGGTCGCGCGCCGGCACCGTGTCGGTCAACGCAGTCACAACATGCGGGCCGCTGAAAGTCAGCCGGCATTGCGTCGCCGCGCCGAAGCTATCCGAAATCAGCAGCGCATCGCCATTTGGCCGCGCCACGATCGCGTAGGCCGCCACATCGAGCATAGATGGCGGCACTTTGCCGGCAGGAGCTTCCACCGCGAGCAACACGCTTTCGCCGGAAGCCCACGTCGTTGGCAGCGCGATCTCGTTCTCGCCTGCGAGAACAGTCACATCTACCACCCTTCGCAGCGGCCGATCCTGCGAGTAACGCAAGACGGCAGCCTGTATCGCCGCGTCGCGGTCCGCCGGCGTGACGATATCCTCGGGTGCGCGTGTTTTCCGGTCTACGGTGGACTGGTGGTCGGCGAGTGCCATGATCAGAACAGGTAATTGACGCCGCCGATTACCGCCGCCAGGCGGCCGTCGCGCAGCACGTTGGTCACCGTGATCGGCCCGCGCCTCAGAAAGTCGAAGTCCGCGCACGCGAACTCCGCCGCGTCCGCCGCCGACGCCCCGCACTGGAAGTTCGCGGATGCAAAAGCATTACCGAGTCGCATTTCATGCTCCTGCCCGTACCAGGTCTGGCCGATCGCCAGCCCTGGTCGCGCTTGCCAGGGGTTGTATCTGGTCGGGCCTTCCAGCCCGTCGGCGGGTTTATGGACTCCGCTTGTCCGGCCCTTCGCTGGCTATTACGGCACTACAGCCTTGGTCGTACCCTTTTCTCCATCCACCAACACCGCGCCGTCGTACTCGTGACGGATCTTGTAGGTGACCTGATCATTGCTGAACAGCGACCCGACGTTGGGCATGTCCTGAACGAACAGGTCGGGCTCTTCGCGGCCGTCCATGAACCCGACCTCGATCACCGGAATCTCGTTCGGGCTGGCAACCGTGCACCAGTCGTTGGCGTCGGTCCAGTAGGCCACCGGGATCACTTCCGGGTTGATCGACTGGACGTAGGTCTTGTCGAGGTTCTGGTTGCGCACGAACAGGTTGTAGGCGGTCTCCTGCAGCTCGAACGGAACCAGCACCGAGGCCGGGCTCACGCCCATCCGTTTCGCCGAGCCGGCCCGCGCCTGCTTGACCATCGCCAAACGGTGCGCAGCGAATTCGGCAGAGGACAGCGCGGCCGTGAACAGGTTGGCGTGCGACGCGTGGTAGAGCGCGACCGCATCGTAGATCGTCGGGTTCGTGCGGAAGAAATCGAACACGAATTCGTACAACGTGTTCGCCGCGGCCAGAGCAAGCTCTTGCGGAATACGCATCAGCGCGCCCACATCGTCGTTCTTGATCGCTTCGCGCGTGATCGTTTCGGTACCGCCGCGCTTCTTCGCCGCGTAGGTCGCTTTCGCATCGCTCGGGGAGGTGAGCGGCGCGTAGGCCGCGCCTTCTGCGACAACCGGAAGGTTGCCGTAGCCGCCGATGCGCACCCGCTCCTGGGTGCGGAAGTCGTTGATCGCCGTAGTGACCGCGACCTTGCGCCACGCCTGCAGATTGGTCAGCCCGAGGAAAATCGCCTGCATGCGCCGCGTGATCGAGTTGCCTAGCGCGTTGGCGAAGGTGCCACTCGACACCGCCTCCCGAAAGCTCGCACCGAACGATTCGACCATCCGCGTCTGGTCGCAGTCTCGCACCAGGCCAGTGACGTGGCGGTCGCCAGTCATCTCGACGTAGCACTCCTTGAACGAACGCACATTACGGTGGTTCTTGTGCGCCGGATCGAAGAACGCGTCGAGCATGTCTTCCATCTTCGCGGCGCGATCCTCGACCTTGATGTCGTCCAGATGGATGACAGGCTTGCCGCTCTCCGTGAAGCGCGCGAGGTAGGTGCGCTCGGCCTCGATCGCCGCCCCTACATCGGCCTCGACGAAGCGCTCGCGCTTGTCGAAGTCGGCGCGAAGCCGGTCTTTCGCCGGGGCTGGCAGATTGGCGTCGGCGATCGCCGTGCGCGCCTTGGCGCGGACCTCGATCATCTCGATGCGCTGCATCGCCTCGTTCAGGCTCACGTCCTCGGCTTCGTGCTCGGTCTTGGCCGCCGCGGACGCAGGCGCGGGCGGCGACACGGCGAGCGCCTCGGTCAGCGCGACCAATTCGTCGTCGGTCGCCGTTTCCGGGTTGATCTTCGCAAAGGCGGCGGGCGCCTTGGCTTTGAGGGTCTGCAGCAGCTTGTCACGCAACATGTCGTCTTTCTCCTGGTGTGGATCGACCGCTTCGATCAGACGGATCAGCTCGCCGCCGGCGCCCGGCTCGACGATCAGATCCACGGACTTGAATCGGGTGATTGCGCTGGCCACGCGCATCCGTTTGCCATCGCGCGTCTCGGACTTGACTCTTCCGTCGGCATCGATCGAAAAACCGAACAGCCCGGCCATGCCTTTGGCGCTGGCCTCGCGCAGCTTCACCGCCACTGCGCCTTCGGCCTCAATCAGTTGCAACTCGGCGAGAATTTCGCCGGTGTCAGGCGTCTTTCCCTCGACGAAGCGGGGGTTGTAGATGCCGCCGATCAGCTTCATCACGTCTTTGCCGCCGCCCGCCGCGTGCTCGGCATCCGCCTTCGCGAACACCCGCACGCCATCGAGCAGCGGCGCGGCTTCGCGCAACACCGAATCGGGATAGAACACACGGTTGCCGGACAACCCGGCGCGAATCACGCGGATCAGCCAGCGCCCGGCATTCGGGCCGCCGACCGCCTCGACCAGCGCGGCGCCGCTTCCCGGATCGGCTCCGACCGGCAGCGCGGGAACATGCCGCTCGACCACTTCGAACAGCGTGCCGAACGCGACCTTGTTGTCGGCATCGATCGAGTACGGCCAGGCCATCAGCCTGCCATCACCGCCGCGCACGACAACCCGGTCGGGATAGAGCGCTTCCGGATAGGCATCGATTGACTTTTGATCGCGCAGCGCGCCCATCACCAAGTTGACGAGCTGCGCGATCTCCGTGGTCTGCGCCTCGATCAGGCGCACGCCGCCGGCGGGAATCTTCACTTCGCGGTCTTCGGCGCTTTGCCGACCAGCTTCTCGCCGCTGGTGGTCACGACGATCAGCTCGCCGTCGCGCACGGCGTTGGCGAGAACCTCATCGGCCTTCAGCGGCACTTCGATGGCTTCGCCTTCGTTTTTCGGGTTGGGCATCGTGCGCACCACGGCCTTCGCGGCTTCGGCGGCGGAAACATCCATGCGATTGGGTTCGCCCATTCTCGTGCTCCGTGTTTTCGGGATCGGTTATCGGATTGCGGTACGGAGCCGATGATCGTCGCGCGCGCGCGACGGCGCTATTGAAGCGCTTCACTTCTTGCGCAGGTGTATCAGGCGGCGGGAACCAGCGGCAGCATCACGCAGCCGCAGTTGATCGTCTCGGCCGCGGGCGCGGCCGGATCGTGCGGGTACATCATCGTCACCCGGCCGCCATGCAGCACGAATGGCGCGTTCCAGGCCTGCACCTGGCTGTCGATCGCCACGTGTGCCAGGCGCGGATGAACCTTGCCGCTCTTGCGCCACTTTTTCTTCAGGCCCGGAATATGGCCGGCCGCCTCGCGCAGCCGCTCGAAGCTCGCGGTGGAAAACCCGCGCGCCAGTTCGGTATGCACGATCATCGACGCCCGCTGAGCGGTCGATTCGCCTAGGATCGCCTGCACCGCTCGAATCGCCTCGCCAGGGCCTTGGGCACCCATCGTCACCAAGCCCAACTGGGTGTTGATGTCGTTCGCGGTGGCTATCGTGATGCCGCGTATCTTCTCGGTCAGGAAACTCGCCATCGCCTGCAACTGGCTGCTGGCGATGCGCGGCACGATCGCCGAAACCTGCGCCGCGCGCAGCGCCGCATCGACCAGACCGGTGCCCGCGCTCACATTGCCCGCCTGCCCGGCCGCAGCGGTGCGGCCGGCCTGCACCCCGTACTCGCGCAGCACGCGCTCGATCTCTGCCATCAGTTGCGGCAGATACCAGCGCTGGTAGTCGGTCGGCTGCGCGGCCAGGATCGCTGCGATGCGCGCGGCGGCTTCCTGCAGCAGCGCCCGAATTTCCGCGGTCGTATCATTGATGATGCGCGTGCGCTCGCGCGTGAATTCCTGCGCCGCCATTTCACGTGGCAGCGGGCTGGCGCGTCTTCGGCATGTTTCCAGGCGTGCCGGCCTGGGCGGCGGGCGCCGCCGCGGCGCCGGCATCCCCGCCGCTGTCGGCGGCCGGATCGACGAACGCGTCCGCCCGCGCCCGCTTCGCAGCCCGCGCCTCGGCTTCCTTGCGCGCGGCGGCCAGCTCAGCCTCCGGGTCGATCTCGACTCCGAGGCGTCCGGCGACGGAGGCGATCAGCATCACCGCCATATTTTCGGTCAGGAAACCCTGTTGCGAGGCGAGCATCGCCGCAGCGGTCACCTGCTGCAGCGCGGCCGCATACTTGGTCGTGTCTTTCGCGGTCAGCTCGGGGAACACCGCCTGCACATCGAGGCGCGGGTCGTCCCAGTCGGGCTCGCTCGCGCCGTAGGCCATCAGCGCCTGGCGCAGCACGTACTTGCCGATGCACTCCAGTACATGCTTGAGTGCGCGTTGGCGCATGCTGAGCACCTTGAACGTCGGCTCGCCCATCTCGGCGCCGACAGCGCGGTTGGTGTTACCGCCGCCGCCGAACCAGTGCTCGGGTATCGTGCCCCCGCCGAGAGCGTGGTTGCGAAACAGCCGCGCCATATCGGAACTGTCCGCTCCGTTGAGCGTCGGCGTCTCGGCCTTCCACACTTCGGATTCGTTATGCACGCGCACCGACCCGGGAGAAGGCGGCGTGATCTGCTTTGCGCGTGCATCGATCCCGGTCTGGTCGAGTCCGCTCACGGTCACGTCCCAGACGAACGCCCGCAGGTGGTTCGCGCGCTCCATCTCGCCAATCAGGTAGGTATCGTAGGCGTCGATCCAGTCGGCCTGAGACAGCAGGTCGCTGCGGCCACGCATGCCGCCCGAAAGATCGTTGATCGTGAACCAGAAGCACTCGCCGTCGGAAAAGGTCTCGCGAATCGTCTGGGTGCGCTGCGTGAATACCGACTCGGGTCCGTTGACGATGATCCGGTAGCGCAGGCTGCGACCCTTGCGGTCGCGCGCGGTGACGATGCCGATCGGCTGCTCGGGATTGTCCGGGTCAGAAACCACAGTCTCAATCAGCACCGGATCGAGGTAACCGAGGCGCACATGGCCGTCGTGTTCATTGACGAACGCCGGATAGCATTGCTCACCGTAGAGCGCGAGTTCCCGCGCTTTTTTCGGCAGCTTGAGATCCATCGCGTTGATCGGATCGTTCCAGAAGCGATCGAGCGCCTTCTGCATTTGCTCGTCTTCGGCATCGAGCCGCACGCCTTCGGCCAGCAGGTAGGCGAGCGGCAGTTCGATCAGCCGGTTCCCAAGCAGATTCTGCTCCCACAGGTACCGCGCTACTTCGCGCATGCGCGATTGGGTGAGCGGCATCAGGTCTCGGTTGCCGTCGCCTGTCAGGCGCCGCCACTGCTGCTCGTCGGATTCCACCGATGCGCCAGCCGCTTCGATCAGACGCGCCTGCGGAGCGGCGTCCTCACGGGCCGCCCGAAGAAACCACACGCTAATTTTGTCCAGAACTCCCATTGCCGATTTCCTCTCGATCCTAATCGCCGATTTGTCGCGGTCAAATCGGTGTAAAACCGGCGCCAACGGCGCGCGACGCTACTTTCTACGCCCAGCAGCGAAAGCGCCGCCACGGGCCTGTAAACGCGTCAGCGGGGCGTCCCGGTTTCCAAGCCGCGCGCGCGCCCTGGCGGACAGGTACACCGCCGCATCCGGTTCGACGCTGGCGCCGGCCGCCGGCGCGGCTTCGGAGCGGCTCGCCGCATAGCCGAGCAGGATCGCCACCCCGGCATCGCCGTGGCGCTGCGAGCCGTCGGCGCCGGTGGTGCGCTTGTCCGGAATCATCGGAATGCCCTTGACGACTTCGAACGCCCGCAGGTCGTCGAGCACGTCGGCATCGCGCGGCAGCTCGATCGTGCCGTCTTCGAACGCGCTCTTGAGCGGCGCCGTGTTCTCGCGGTACCACATCTGCGACAGCATCACCGCCTCGATCAGGGCCGCGCCCCACTTCTGCACCGCTTTCTCGGCCATGTAGTGGCCATTGCCGCGCGAGTCCAGCTTGCCAGCCGACAGTCGGGGCAGGCGCTCGCCGATGTAGAACAGCGCCTCCCGCTGCTGGTCGAACGGGCAGTCGGCCAGCTCGAGCAGGAACGGAAAACGCCGCACCAGGTTGCGCAGTAGCTGGTACGGGGCGAGCACGGACAGATCTCCGCTGCGGCCGAAGTCGAAGCCGAAGCCGCTGCGCAGCTCGGGGTCGAGCGCCAGCAGCAGCGGCAGCACATGGGTATCGAGCCAGTCGCGCATCTCGGCGCTGCGCATCGCTTCCGGCCACAGCATGAAGTCGTTGGCCGGCGGCTTCCAGCGCAGCACCGGCGCATCGACCATCCGCGCCTCGATCAGCGCGCGCGACAGCCAGGCGCCGGCCGAGTTCTTCGGGATGCAGTCGAGCTCTTCCTCGGCGTTGCTGCCGTAGTTGTCGTATATCGATTTGACCCACGCGGCCTTGCCCGCCTCGTCGGCCGGCTTGCCGGCGCGCAGGCACACGCGCTCGTACAGCCCTTCGGCCACCGCGCCGCGGAACGTCACCGTGTGCAGACTGTAGGGCAGCTTGCCCGCGCGGATGTCCTGCACCAGCGCGTTGAACGGATTGTCGACGCCATTGTGCGTGCCGATCACATGGACCTGGCCGCCCCAGATCAGGAACGCCATCGCGGCTTTCAGCAGTTCCGACTGCTGGCCGTGGAAGGGGAACTCGTCGAGGATAACCCGACCCTGCTTGCCGCGCAGGTTGCGCGGCGCGGAAGACAGTGCCTCGATACGAAAGCCCGAGGCGAAGCGCAGCGTGTAGATCGTGATCGACTTCAGCTCGTCGCCGTCGCGCCAGACTTCCTCGCTCTGCGATATCTCGCCGGCGGCCAGCGCGTAGGCCTTGGCGAAATCGGCACAGTCGTTGATGAACTCCTGCGCCATCTCCTTCATGTAGCCAATGTAGAAGCAGTCCATCCCGGCCTTGGATGCGGCCAGCAGCGCGGTGTCGGCCGCCTCGCCCCACGACAGGCCGATACGGCGGCTCTTCTCGATCACCTTGACCTGCGCGGTGTCGGCCACCCAGCGCTGCTGGTAGGGCAGCAGCGCGGCCGGCGTGCGCATCTCGCGCGGCTCTGGCGCCGTCGTGTTCACGCGGTGCGCCAGACCGTCAGCACGCCCTTGCTGTAGCGCGTGGTGAACACCCAGCCGAACTCGCGGCCGATGTAGTGCGCGCCCTCGCGCACCCGGCGCATTTCGCGTTCGTCGCAGCGGAACTCGCGCATGTCGCCGACTTCCATCACGCCGAAGATCGCCTTGCGTGTCGGCCCGCGCGCCTGACCCGGCTGCCCCTTGATCAGCGGCCCGATCTCGATCACGCGGCGACTCCAAGGATCTTCTGCCGGATCGCTTCGGCCGCGGCGTCGGACAGGCCGGCCGCCTTCACTTCCTTCGCCGCAACCACGGATGCCGCCTTCGCGACCTCCTGGCGGATGCGCAGAATCCGCTGCGTATCCGACAATTCGGCCCGCGACAGGTGGTCGAGCGCCTTGGCGAGGAACATCACCTCGCCGGCCGGCATCGCATCCCCCGATTGCATCATCGCCTGGCCGGTATGCAGCGCGACGCTGCCGAGCACGCTGCGCGCCAGTTGCGCGGTGCTGCCTTCCGGCTCTTCCTCCATGCGCTTGCCCCATGCCTGCGCCATCTGCTGGCTCGCGCGATAGACCTCCATGCCCTGTTCGAACGTCTGCTTGTAGCGGCCGACCGCCGAGCGCGACACGTCGCCGCCGGCCTCCCGGATCAGCGCAACAATCTCGTCTATCGTCAGCCGGTCGTCGCGCAGCGCCGCGTCGACTTCCGCCTTGATGCGCGGGTCGAGATCCTTGACGCTCGATCGGCGCCCCATCTCAGCCTCGCGGCACCGGGCGGTGCACTCCGGGGTGGATCGCACGGCCGTTGGCCACATCGAGGCCAAGCTGGGTAATCTCGGCGACGTGCACGCCCGATATTTCACTCGCGCGCACCAGCCCGGCTTCGTGCAGCCACGTGAAGTCGCCGGCGACACGGCTGACGCTGACGCGGTGCCCAAACGGCTCCAGCCCACCTTGCAGCAGATGGGCGGTGGCGGAGAAGCCGGGCGATTCCGCAAGCAGGTGCAAGACGGTCAGGCGGCGGTGCTGGTCGAGGTGCTGGGCGAAGTCGTTCATGGTTTCTTGTTGAGCAGGTAGTCGTTGAGCAGATCCACGGTGCGCTGCACGCCGGCCAGTTGTCCGGTGATGCCGTTGATCGCGCCAACGAAGTTGCCTTCGAGCCGCGCGATGTCACTGGAAAATCCGTCGATGCGTTCGTGCAGGCGCTTGAGGTCGTTGTGGCCAGGCGCGTTCTGCCGGTGCGCTTCGAGCTGCGCGAGCTGGTTGCCGTGGCGGTCCAGACGCGCCTCAATCGCCCTGTCGAGATCGTCTATCCTGTGCGCGCTGTCTACCCGCACGCCGGTGATGCCGTTGTCGGTATGCTCCTGCAGCGCGGTGATGCGCTCGTTGGTGACACGGTTGCGGTTGCTGAGCCACACATAGACGCCCACCACCATCGTACCAAGCAGGTTGCACACTTTGAGCCCGAAATCCATTGCCTCGAAATTCATCCCGCTCCTCTCAGTCGTCGCGCACGCGCTGCACGGCGATCTGCGTGCGCACATTGCCGGTTGATGTCGTCGCGTCACACTGCAACTCGTAAGTGTTTCCGGCGATGCGCCCGGCCACGCGAACGGTCACCTTGTCGGCGGCGACGAGTGGCGCGCTGTCGAGAAACAACGCGGGCGTGGCGTCGGCGCCTTCAATCAGGCGTGGATTGATTACCACCGGCCCCGTAATCGTCTCCCCTGCGTCCAATTCCTTCGCAAAGGGGAAGACGACTGGCAGCCGCTCCGCCGGATTCATGTCGTCGAGCAGGTAACGGCGGGTCATGCGGCCTCCCTAAAGTGCTGCGCGAGCACGGCCCTGCGCCTCGGGGAAAGGCGGACCACGCGGCCCTTTCCGGCGGCGCTCGCGAGAAGCGACGAGGCGACCGACAGCGCACCGACCGGCGCGGCTGCGGCGCCGGTGGAACCCACGAGGCGGATCACCGTGCCCAGCAATCCGGACCCGGCCGACGCCGCGAGCACCGCCGCGGCGAGCGGTATGCCGATGGTGAGGCCGCCGGACAGTACGGCCTGCGCCGCGACACCGGCCTGGAGTGCGATCGTGACGTTCATGTCGCCCTGCGCAAGCGCGCGCGAGACGGCGGAGCCTGAGAGCGCCGCGGCGGCGCCGGACAAAGAGCCGCTCGCCAGCGCCTGCGCGGCGGCGCCGGCCTGCGCGGCGATCACGTTGAGCAGGTTGGCCTGGGTGAGCGCCTGTGAGAGCGCGGCGCCGGAGAGCGCGATCTGCACGCCGATCTGACCCGTCGCGTTTGCCTGCGCTGCGGCGAGGCCCATCAGCGCCGCCGCTGCTGCACCGATGGCGCCGTGTAGTGTTGCGAGATTAAGGACAGCCCCTGACACTGCGATCGAGGTGCCGAGGGTGCCGTCTATCGCCGTTTCTGCGCCACCTTGTGCGACGAGGGTCGCCCCGGCCTCCTCCAGCGCGCTGGCCACCATGCACAACGCATACACCGTTCCCTCCAGCATGTGCTGCACCGGTAAAAAGGCGGTTGCCACCGCCGCGGACACGACGTTCGCGGAGAGGTCGACCGGGTCTCCGGGAAGGTCCGGTGTCCCGCTTATCTCAGGTGCCGGAACACCCTCTTGTCCGGCGCCGTCGAGCGCTATAACGGCGAAGTAATAGACCACATCCGGCATGAGGCCACCGACCGCGTATATCGTGACCGCGCCAATGTCCATCGTGCGTGTGTAGACCCCAGACTCGGTGCCGACCTTGATGCGGTATCCGGCAGCTCCAGGCACAGCATCCCATGCCATCGTGTAGCTTCCCCAGCCGATCAGCGCACCGGTCGCCGTGACCTGCGCTGCAGCCGCCGCGCCGACAACCGCGTTGATGGTTGTTACTGCAGCGGCCAGCACAGTTTGGGCGATAGAAGCGCCACGAAGGGTGGCGACGAGTATGGCGTTTCCTGACGGCGTCGCCACTACCTGCACGCCTCCGGCCAGCGCGATCGAGACGGATAGCGTCGCCGCTGGTGAAACGAAGCCCATCGCCGCACCATTGGACGCGACCGTCGTCAACACTGCACCGGAGGCCGATGCACTGGCGCTCGCGCCACCGCCCACGTCAATCGATTCCACTCCGGCATCAATGGTGCCGAACATCAGGGCTTTTCCGGCGCCCTGCTCGTAGAGCAGCGGTATAAGCTGTACCGGTGACCGTTGCGGGCTCGACACGTAACCACAGGCCCCGCTCGCTGTGAGGCTGTGCTGCGTTTCGGCACCCCAGGCTGCGCCATCCCAGATTCGCACAAACACCTGTTTTGTGCCCGCCTTATTGTCAACATACGCCAGCACCACTCTGTTGCCGTGGGCGCACAGCGTCACGGGAGGCGGATCCGTCGCCCCAAGCGTGGTAGCGGTAATCGTAGCCGGAGCGGACCAACTTCCGGCGAGGCTGCGCGACGCATGGCGTAGAACATTATTACTCGACACTACGTCGAACCACACGGCGTGAATGGTGCCGTTCGTCGTCTCGCAAACGGAGAAAAATCGGGTAGCAGGGTCGGGCGACGTGGTGGCCAGCGTATTACTTGCAACGGCTGCGAAGGCGGCGCCATCCCAGCGAAACAGCTTAATGTTGCAGGCCGTTCCGCCCGAATTTAGCTCCCAAAGCACGAGGGCCGGCTGGCCGCTGAGCATCATTGACCCAATGCGCTTCCAGACCGCGCTCTGCGCGTCGACGATTGTTACGGCTGCGCCAAAAGTGGCGCCGTTATCGGTCGAGCGCCGGTAATATATTCGTTGTGGGGTAGCTGTTCCATAACCATGCGAATCCCTGAAGAACAACCAGACGTCATTGCCGGCGCCTACCAGCACGTTGGCCGTGCTACTCGCGGGGCTGCCGCCGTAATCGTCCCATGTCCGCAAAGCCTCCCAGCTGGTGCCGTTGTAGCGGCGGTACGCTGAGACGCCATCGCTCGGATCGATTATGCGGGAAGCATAGAACACGCGCCCAGCGCTGTCGATCGCGACCGAGGCGTGGTAGTCAAGCCACTCTGTTAGCAGTAACGACCAGCTTTGCCCCGCGTCTATTGACCGATAAATCGAGCCGCTAGCGCTATTGGTGCCGCACGCCGCGATAAGCGTTTGCCCGTCTGCGGCTATGGCGATTTTCGGCCGCGGGATGCCGAGCGCGTAACTGAACTCGGCGTTGACGGCAATCTGGACGCGAGCGGCGCGAGTGCCAAGGTTTCCGGCAATCGAGGATTCGGCTTGCGCAGTACCCGTAATCGCGCTGTCACTCAATGCAGCAGCCAAAGTGGCGACGGCTTGCGCGCTGCCGGCAATGCCCGCGTCAGCTGGCGGGCCGATCCTCACAGCGTTGTCCAGCGCTATTAGATCGTAGTAGATCGTAAGCGCGCGCACATTGCCGAGCTCCCCCGCCCACCGTGGGCCGACGAAGATGCGATTGCATTGCCCGCGAGGCAAACTATCGGCGGTAGCAGTTCCCAGGCTGACATCGTTGACCCATGCGGCAATGGCCAGGGTGTCCGTTCGGTACAGTAACTCGACGCAGTACCACGCGCCAGTAGCGACGCTCACAGTGCCAAGCGTGGTCCAACTGGACTGACGGAAATTGACAGACAGCTCAAGCTGCCCTCCGGCGCTCTTGCTCAGCAAGATGCCCATCAACTCGCCATTGGCTTGATTGCTTAGCCCGCCAATGGTGTCGAAGGACTCGCCAGAGGCGAGTCCTTCGGCCCCGATGTAAAGCATGTGCCGGGAATAGGTTACGGTTTGCCCGGATAGATTCAGATACGCATAATCGCTGGACGCCGAGCCCGGCTTGACAACGCGGCAACACTGCACGCCGCCGCCAGACGGTAGAGACCCCGGACCTGCGTGGTCGAAATTGACCGATCCGGTGCCGGTGACGGCGACCCATGACTCCGGTCCAGCGCCTTCAAACGAATGGTCCAAGGTGCGCGTCATTGCTTATCGATGCGGTTGCCGATGCAGGTTCTGCGGCTGGTCGACCGGCGTGCCAAGCACGACAGGCGCTCCGGCCTGGCCTTCGCCGAATTCGTTAATGCCGCTTGCCCGAATATCGTACACCCCTCTTGGTAGCACGCCTAATGACATCCGGCACTCCGTGTCTGGCACAGTTACCACACCCACCGCGCCGTGCGCCTGCAATTCGACGTAAAGTTGGCACCCGGTGAGTCCCGGACTTCCTGCCGGCGCCCAACTAACCGTCGCGACGCAAGCTTGCGATGTGCAGTCGACGCTTTGCCGTGCTTGCCCCAGCGCATTCGTCATCGCCAGCATGGCCAACACCGTCACATACCGACGTGTCTCACTGACGGTCATCGATCTGCGCACGCAGCGCGTCAAGGGCGGACTGGGCCTGCCCAGAGATCGCGTCGGCAGGCAGCGGCAGGTGGCCGCGGCCTTCCTCGATCGCCACGCGCGCGGCGCGGATCAGCGCTTCGGCGAGTGCCAGGGCTTCGGTCGGTTTCATCGCGGCACCTCCGTGATCATGGCTTCGAACTCGGGCAGGTCGCGCGATACCCACTCGCGGTTGCGTTGCGCGGCGGCGCTCTGGCCTTGCGCTTGGAGCGGACAGACCGCATTCAGCGCGGCTAGCAGCGCAGCGCCTCTGTCGGCAACCGCCATGCCCTGCGACTTGCTCATGCGTCCGTCCTGGACGCGGCGCGTCGCTTTCTGCGCGGCCACGGAGACGCGCGTGATATATGGCGCAACGCTCAACTCGCACGGCCCGAGCGAGAGCGTGCCGGCGACGACGATACCGGACGAGGCCGCGGCCACGATCGGGGTGGGCTGCTGCGGAGGGGTGGCGCAGGCGGCGAGCAGCAGCGCCGCGGCGATGACGATGAGTTTGCACATGATCAGTTGTCGATCTGGACGGTAAGCGCGTCGGCGGCGAAGGTCGGGGCCGGATCGCCGTTGTTGATGGTCTTGCTGGCGGTGAGCGGCGCGTAGAAGTGGATGTTGCCGGCGCCCGTGGTGCAACTGTCGGCGATGAAGAAACCCGTCACTACCTGCGGACCGCTGGTCGCGGCGCTGCCGATCGTGATGATGCTGGCGTTGCTGGTAGTGCCTCCCGTGCCGGTACTCGCGCCGGATGTCGCGCCGTTGGTCGACTTCCAGTTGGCGACGCCGGCGTTAAGCGCGGTGCGGGCGTAGCCGGTGTAACTGGCCTCGGTGCCGGGCGCGGCACCCGTGCTGGCATCGGTGCTCGTGCCGGTGACCAGACCGACGCACAGCGTGGTCGGCGCGGTGAAGGCGGTCGCGCGGAACAGGTGGTCGATCATCTTGTTTTCGAGGTAGTCGGACATCCCAGCCGCGAAGGCGGGCAGTGCCGACAGAGCGAGAACCGCGGCGAGTGCCGCGGCGGTGAAGCGACGCTTCAATTGATTCATCATGTGTCTCCGGTTGTGTTGCAAGAAAAGTGAATCGGCCGCGCCCGCCGCTGCCGCCCGCAGTTTCACGGACGGCGCCGGCCGATGTTCTGGCCGGGAAAGGATGCTCGTCTGACCACGTCGCGACCTGCCGGCGTTATTGGCCCCACTGGACCGGCGCTGGGTGCTCCACGCTGAAACTCAGTCGGGCGGGCGGCGCACTGCCGTCAGCCAGTCGATCAAATCCGAATGCAGGGCGCGGCAGCGGTGCAGCGCCAGCGCCCATGCCGTATGGTTGGCGAGCAGATCGGGCGGTGAGCCGGAATCCGGTTCCGTCGCCGGCAGCGGGCAGGCCTGCGCCAGGCGCAGCGGCGGATTCGGGTAGCTCGCCACGATTGGCCGCGGCCCAGAGGCGCAGGCCGTCAGCGTCGAGGCCACAGCCAGGGCGATCAGCGTCAGGCGCGTGCGGCCCAGCCGGGCGGGCTGTCGCGCTGTCTTCGGGCGGTCCGCCGGCAGTGCCGGGATGGGCTTGCGGCCGGGGTCGGTTGCGTTCGACATAGCGGATCACCTCTTTTTCGATCACCTGCAGGCCGGGCTCGCGCGCCTGCTCGCGCGCTTCGGATGCTTGCGCCACTTGCGCGCCGGCGGATTCGGCGCGGGCGACCGCCTCCCGCTCGGCCTGCTGCAGCGCCGCCGCCGCTTGCGCGCAGGCCCTGCGCGCGGCGTTGCCGCCGGCGTGGTAGCCGATCGCGAACGGCGCGAAGATGGCAACGAAGATGGCGACGGCACCAGCGATGCGGGCGTAGAGCGTCGTCATCACAGCCGCAGCCCCATGCTGGTCACCACGCGCAGCACGGCGTTGACCGACATCACGGCCAGCGCGAACGCGGCGTAGGTCTCGTTGCCCATGAAGGGCTTGAGCAGCCCGATCTGCTGCTCGATCACGAGCAGCACGGCCGCCAGCGCGTTGAACCACAACATGCGGCTGCGGTACCAGGGCTTGGTGTTGTCGGTCATGGCGGGGTCCATCAGGCGAGACTCCCGGCCGCGGCGCGGGCTTCGAGATCGGCGCGGTCGACGCAGATCCTGGCGTCGTCGGCGCCCTCGAACAGCATGCGTTCGAGTTCGCGGCGGATGATGAGGCCGTCGCACGGCAACAGCATCTTGCGGCCGCACGGGTCGGTGACGGTGACCTTGTTCCACAGCCTGAACTGCGCCGCCGCGAGAGACATCTGGCCGGCTTTGACGTAGCGGCGCAGCGTCGAGGTTTCGAACGCGCGCACCCCGACGTTGAACGCGAAACTCACCAGCGCATCGAACTGGCACTGCGTGAGCACGGCGGGTCCGCAGGCGGCCCGCACGTAGATCGCGGTGGGCGCCACGTCGTCGTCGAACAGTTGCTGGGCGCGGCCCATGTCGATCGGCGTGGCCAGGCGATCCGTCATGCGGATCACGTGGCCCCAGCCGATCGTCAGCTTGCCGGCGGGGCAGCGGTAGGGGTTGGGGGCGTAGCCTTCGGGCGCACGGTTATCCGGCGGCCCAAGTTCGTATGATTTGAGCAGCGCCTGGCCGCGCGCGGAGACGCGCAGCGAGAGGTTCGCGTTGTTGGTTTCGCTCGGCATGCACGCATTTTTCCGCGCGCGCGCGAGCGGCGATATTGAAGGGCTTCACTGCCGCTGGGGAGGCGGATGGCGCGCGGGCTCAGGGGCCGGCAGTCGATTTGAAGGTGTTGCTAGACGCCGTCCAGCAGCAGCCACAGTCCAGGCGCTCGCAAGGCGCAAGCGTGGCGTACTCGCGGGAGTCGATCTCGAACACCTTCCGATCCATGAGCCGACAGCGCTTCGGCGTCGAGATAGAATCGCCGCACATGAATTTGACCTTGAGGTCGGGAATGTACTGCAACGACTCCCGCTGGCGCTGTCGACTGGCAAGACTGAACCCGAGCATGCTCAGGCGATGAGCGAACATCTGGGTGCGGTCCCTGTACGCCGCGACGGCCTCGCGCTGTCTTACCGTCGCCTCCGCGGCCCGGCTGAGGCGCTCAAACTCGTCAGCAGGTATTGCCAACGCCATCGCATCAACCAGGGCTTCAACGCTTCTGCCTTTTGCCCGCGTGCCTGCCATCGGGCGCAATTCCTTGAGGCTCAAAGAGTACAGGTAGTTGTATTCGGGATCGTCTTCCTCGAGCGGAAACTGTCGGTCGTATTCCGGCCACTCCCAGTCCGACGCCGGGATCACTTGGCGGACAAAGCCCCCCGCTTCATAGGAACCTTCCAACTGCGCCATCTTGATGATGCGTGGCCGGTAGATAGCAAACCGCAAGAGATCGCCACGCAGACCGCGCAATAGACGATCAAATGCGGCTTCGAATGCTCTGGCCTGACCTTTCACAGCGGTCACAGCCTGATCCGGCCGAACTTGTACGGCAGCACGCGACCGATGACGACGACGGCCTGCTCCACGCGCTCCGCCGAAATCGTTTCAGCCTGATATGCCGCGCTGTCCGGGATCACCATGACCCCGCCGTCGGCACGCAACTGGAAGCGGCGGATTCTCAGAGCGCCGGCCAGGCGCACCGCATAGACGCCGTCGGTATCGATCCGCTCGACGGAACGGTCGACGATCACCTGGTCGCCCAGTTCTAGCGTCGGGCTCATCGAGCTTTCGCACACCTGGATCGTTACCACGCGGTCCGCGCAAAGCCGGTTGGCGCGGATGAAGTCTTCACTGACGGCTAGGGTTTCCACGATCGCCTCGTTTTCAAGCGTTATCGCGCCCGCTGACTCCCCAGCCTCGTAGCGCGGAATCACGATACTTCCGCCCCCGATTGTGCCCGTAACAGGCGGGGGACGTCTTGCCCGAACGACATAGGACTCTCGTTCTATGTCATCGACTCCGTTCGGGACTCTTGACCTAGCCCCCATGAGCACATAGGGCACGTCGACGCCGATGGCCGCGACCCGGACCAAGTACTCGGCATCAGGGCTGCGCTCACCCTTTTCGTACTTGATCTGCGATCCCTTCTGCACACCTCCTGAGTGCGCGAAAGAGACCAGGCCAAGATTCAGGCGTGCGAGCTCCTCGCGAAGACGGTCCCCAATCGCGGACTTTTCTTGTAAATCGATGTTGACAAGTTCGTTTTCGGATACCACAATAGCCACACAATAGCGCAACAGTTAGCAATAAAGCACTATGACATTAGTGCTAGGCGAAGAGGCGAACGCAATTGAATACCCCTTACGAACTCCCAAAGACAAGGCCGCTCACCCCGGACCAGATCAAGGAGCGCTTTCGGCAACACGGCGAATCGCTGGCCGCATGGAGCCGCGCCAACGACTACGCACCGCACTTCGTCTATTGCGTTCTCAACGGCCAGTACAAGGGCCACCGCGGTCGCTCGCACGAGGTGGCCGTGAAGCTCGGCCTGAAGATCGCGCCGCACAAGCAGGCCGCGTAATTCTATCCAACACAAGAGGTTTTCGCACCGTGGAAGCGCAATCCAAGTACATCAACGACGCCCAGCAGAGAATTCTCTCGGCGCTGTGCCTGTTGGCCGGAAACGAAATGCAGGGCCTCAGCCCGAGCGATCTAGCGCGGGAGATGAAGGTCGGCGCGAGCACGATCACCCGCGACATAGCCAACTTGAAACAGGCCGGCTTCGCCGAGCAAATCCCGGAGACCGGCCGCTGGCGTCTGGGGCCGCGGCCGGTGCAGATCGCGATCAAGTTCCAGTCGGCCTTGGGGCGCGCAGTGGCGCGCGTCGACGAACTGAAGAACCGCTACACGAGGGCGCTATGAGCAAGGGACGCAAACCTACCGCCGCCGCGACAGAGACCGTGGCACCGGTGATCGACAACGAACTGCTGCGCAACGATCTGCGGGAAATCGATGGGCGCACGACGAGTCTGGCGGAGGTCGATTTCCGCTTTGGCGATGGAACCGCCTACGACCGCCCTCGGGTGGTTCAGGAAACGCGGTTTTTCATGGCCCAGAGCGCCGAGGCGATGCTCGAAGCCGGCAAGCGGCTGATCCTGCTCAAGGAACACGAGCCCCACGGCGAGTTCGTCGAGATCGCCGAGAACCAGCTCAACCTCGAGCTGCGTAGCGCCGAGCGGATGATGAAGGCCGCGCTCAAGTACATGAGCCCGAAATTGGCGTCAAAGTCGACAGCGCTGTCGACTTTGGGCAAGACAAAGTTGTTCGAGTTGATGTCGCAAGACGACGAAGCTCTGGCAGCGCTGACCGAGGGCGGAACGGTTGCCGGCCTGAGTCTCGACGCGATCGATCGGATGACAACGCGCGAACTTCGCGCCGCACTGCGCGCCGCCAACGAAGAAAAGGAAGCCAAGGACCGGCTGCTCGCCGAGAAGAACACCCGGCTCGACGAACTGCAGAGCCGTCCGCTTGCCTCCCGCACCTGGGACGACACGGCGAAGGCGCTGATCGAAGAGTCAGACGCGCTGTTCGTGATCCTGCAGGAGCAACTGGCGCGGCTGATGGTGGTGCAGCAGGCGATGATGACCGCCGAGTTCGGCGAGGCCGACGATGTCGATCGCGGCCTGCGCGCGTGCGCGATCGCGTTCGGCGACAAGCTGACCCGCAGCGCGCAGATGCTCTCGGAACTGCGCGGCATGCACGACCGCACGCTCGGCGCGTTCGCCGACGATCTGGACAGCCAGCCGCTCGATTTCGACGCGGCGAAGCTCGCCGAACTGCCGCCGGATGTCCCGGCCGGCGACCCGACCCTGCAGTGAGCGCGGCGGACGACGACATGGCGCTCACGCGCGGCCAGCTCGACCTGCTGATGGACTATGCGCGGCGGCTCGAAGCGGCCGGGCACGGCGAAGCCGGCGCGATCGCCGACGAGGCCTGCAGCCTGCACGGCTGGTCGAGGGCGACCTTCTACGCCAAGCTGCGCCAGGTTGGCTGGGAATCGGGCCGCAAGGCGCGCGCCGACAAGGGCAGCACCAGCCAGTGCGAGAAGGCGCTGGCGTTCGTCGCGGCGATCGAGGCGACCAGCCTGCGCAAGAACGGCAAGCAGACCCGGCACACGCCGGTGGCGGCATCGATCGCAATGGCCAACGGCCATGACATCAGCGTGAGCGCGAGCCAGTTGCGCCGCCTGATGCGCGCACGCCGGCTCGATGTCAGAAGCCAGCGCGAGGCTCAGGCGCCGGTCGAACTGCGCAGCCTGCACCCGAACCACGTGCATCAGATCGACCCCTCGCTGTGCCTGGTGTATTACCTGCGCGGGCGCCAGTACGTGATCCGCGACGACGAGTTCTACAAGAACAAGCTCGACAAGGTGGCGCAGATCAAGCTCAAGGTGTGGCGCTACACGCTGACCGATCATGCCAGCGCCATCGTGGTGCCGTGGTATGTCGAAGCAAAAGGAGAGAGTCCGCAGAACCTGTTCCGCGCGCTGGTCAATGCGTGGCGCAAGCAGGACGGCCGGCGCTTTCACGGCGTACCCGACATCCTGATGATGGACAAGGGCAGCGCCAACACCGCAACGGCAATCGCCAACCTGTGTCGCGCTCTTGAGACGAAGATCGTCACCCACGAGGCGGGCAATGCGCGCGCCAAGGGCAGCGTCGAGGGCGGCAATAACCTGGTCGAAACGCAGTTCGAGTGCCGGCTGCAACTGCAGCCGGTGGAATGCGTCGATGATCTCAACGGGCGCGCCGCCACCTGGGCGGAAGCCTACAACGCCAACGCCATCCCCGGTCAGGATACCCGCCTGCACCGCCACGGCCTGCCCGAACCGATGGCCCGCTACGACCTGTGGCTGCGCATCGCCCAGGCGCAACTGCGCCTGCTGCCCGACGAAGCGGTGCTGCAGCAGTTTCTCGAAGGCAAGGTCGAGACGCGCACGGTGAGCAAGACGCTGCAGATCAATTTCCGCCACCCGCGCGGCGAGCGCCCACGCGTCTATGACGTGAGCGGTATCAAGGGCATCTGCGTCGGCGACAAGCTGGAACTCACGCCGCTGATCTACGGCGAGTGCGCGATCCACCTGCGCGTGCCGCGCTTCGACGGCGAGAACGACCTGCACCGCCTGGAGCCGATCGCCGACAGCTACGACGAGTATGGCCGCCACACCTCGGCGCCGGTGATCGGCGAGCGCTACGCGCGCCGGGCCGATACCGATGCCGACCGCGCCGGCAAGCTGCTCGACGCGGTGGCCTATCCGGCGCTGACCGTCGACGAGGTGAAAAAGGCGCGCCAGCGCAACGCCGCGCCGTTCAACGGCGAAGTCGATGCGCTCGACTACCTGGGCGAGGCGGAGATTCCGGCCGCGCTGCTGCGGCGGGGCACGCCGATCAACCTCGCCAGCCGCACGGTCGAGGCCGAGCCGCTGGGCGCGGTGGAGGCGGCGCGGCGGCTGCGCGCGGCCGGCGTCGAGCGCGCCGATCTGTATGCGTGCGTGACGCGCGACTGGCCCGATGGCATGCCGGAACACGAGATCGACGGCTATGCCGCGCGCCTGAAGAGCGCGCCGCTGTTGCGGGCGGTGGGCGAGTAGAGGTTTTGCAGTGGGCGGGGCGGTCCGGCAAGACCGCCCCGGGGTGGGCGCGGAGACGGTCAAGTCGGCGCGCCCGGCAGTACAGACAAGGAGATTCTACATGAGTCGTTTCACAACGAGCGGAGGCCGCGATGGGCGCGCCCGCTTACGATAACCCGGAGTTCACCCGCATGCCGTTGAAGCTCAAGGGCGTACTGATCGACCTCGGCATCTCCGTGCGCGAGTGGGCGAACGTGATTGTGCAGACGCGCGGGCATGTGCGTGGCAAGCCGCTCTCGCACACGGCCGGCGTGCACCTGATCAACTACGGCAACTGGCCGAAGCTCACCAGCCGCGAAGAGATCATCGCACAGACGGCGGCGATGCTGCAGGCGCACGGGGTGGCGCAGGAGCGCATCGACAGCGCGTTCGATATCGATCCCGACGACGCCTACAGGCGGTTGCTGCCACTGGGCACGGTCAATGGCCGCGCCGCCCAGCATGCGGCCGCGAACGAGCCCATCCATCCAATCGACTCCAAGGAGACCGACATGCTGCTGCGTGCCGAATCCGTGCGTCCGCACACCCGCAAGCACTTCGGCATTCTGACCAGCCCGTTTGCCGAAGACGTGAACCGCCCCGAAGACATTTTCATGTGGCCCGATTACCGCTACGCCCGCGAGGCGTTGTGGGACGCCGCGCGCAACGGCGCGTTCCGCGCGATCTGCGGCGAATCGGGCTCGGGCAAGACCACGTTGGTCGCCGAACTGAAAGAGCGCATCAGCGCCGAGGGCCACCAGGTGGTGCTGATCGAGCCCTACGTGGTCGGAATGGAAGAGAACGACCGCAAGGGCAAGCAGTTGAAGAGCGGCGAGATCGCGGTGAGCGTGATCCAGTCCCTGTCCCCCCACACCTCAATCCGCCAGAGCGCCGATGCGCGGTTCCGGCAGGCGCACGAGCTGCTGAAAGAAAGCTCGCGCGCCGGCTATCGCCATCTGCTGCTGATCGAGGAGGCGCATGCGCTGCCGCTGATCACGCTCAAGCACCTGAAGCGCTGGCGCGAGCTGAAAGACGGCCTGCGCGCGCTGCTGGGCATCGCGCTGATCGGCCAGCCGGAACTCAAGGTGAAGCTCGACGAGCGCAACCCGCTGGTGCGCGAGGTGGTGCAGCGCTGCGAACTGGTGGACCTGATGCCGCTCGATGACAACGTCGAGAAGTACCTGGCGCTGAAGTTCGAGCGGGTGAACAAGCCGCTGGGCGAGGTGTTCACAGCGGATGCGTTCGACGCGATTCGCGCGCGGCTCACGTTCTCGATGCGCGGCGGGAGCCGCGCCGCGGTGTCGATGCTCTACCCGCTGGCGGTGAACAACCTGACCGCCCGCGCGATGAACGTGGCCGCCGAACTCGGTGTGCCGAAGATCAATGCGGAAGTCATCAAGGGGGCCTGATCATGCAAGAAATCACATCCATCGCCACCGGCGCCCCGCACGCGCGCCGCCTGCGCCCGATTAACGACATCGTGACCGAGCAGATCGACCTGCTGGCCGCGGTGTCCGGCCAGTTGATGCGCGAGGGGCACACCGTCATCGGCGTGAGCATCGAGCCGGCCGGCGGCTTGCCGACCGTGCAACTGGCCTGCAGCAGCCGGCTGTCGCAGATGGTGGCCGAGAACCAGGCCACCTACTACAAGCGCGAGACCACGGCGTTCGGCACCCACCACACCGGCCAGTTCCAGCGCGGCGGGGTGCGCGTGCTGTGGCTCGAACTCGGAGGGCACTGAGGTGGCGAAACTCACTCCCGTGGCCCGCAAATGGCGGGAGGCCGAAGACGAGCAGTTGATCGAGGCCCGGATGAATGCCCGCACGCTCACCAGCAATGCCGCCCTGGCGCGGACGCTGGCGCCCGGACTCGGTCGCACCGAGCAGGCGGTGCTGCAGCGGCTCGACCGCCTGCGCATCACGATCGACGATCGCATTCAAGAGCGCGAATTGGCCCAGCTCGCACCGCAACCCCGCTTCGGCAGGCTCAAGCCCGCCACCCGCCCCGGCCTGCGCAAGTGCCTGTGCTGCGGTCGGGACTTCATGAGCGAGGGCGCGCACAACCGCCTGTGCCTCACCTGCCGCCAGAAAGACGTGAGCCCCTACGCGCCCGGCGCGTGCTGAACCTAAACATCGAGGATTTACCGACATGAAAAACGCTGCCCAACCGCAAACCCTGAGTAAAGAATACGCAAACGACGGCCATGCCGTGTGGCTGCATCGCCGCAGCACCGACGCCCCGGCGAGGCCCGGCCGGCCGGCCGCCACGCAGGGGTACCCTGGGGCCGCCCAAGGATCGCCGTGGAGCGAAGACAACGTGCTGCCGCACCCTCTGCCGGACGCGCCCAAGCCGGCGGCCGCGAGCGCGTTCGCCGAGGCCTGCGAGGCGTTGCGGCGAAAGCAAGTCGGCGAGTCGCATGTCGAGCAGATCACGCTCGACGACACGACGCTGCCGCGCCCGGCCCAAGGGACCGACTACACCCCCTACTGGCTGCTCGGCGACGACGGCAGCCTGTGCATCGGCAGCGGTGACGAGATGATCCGCCTCGATCCGGCGCAGACCCGGCGGCTGCGCACGATGCTGTTGGGCGGTCTGTGTGGAGCGCGGCCAGAGGCACTGCGGCCCGCTGAGTCCCGGTAACGACAGGACAACGCGATGACTCCCGTCTCCCCCCTCATCAAGGATGCCGCGTGGCGGCACCTGGCGAAGTTTTTGCCATCTACTGCCCAAAGCGAAACCCAGGTCGCGGTCGCCCTCGGCGCCCCTGCCATCCTGGTGCACGCCTGCATCGCGGAACTCGTCGCGGAGGGGAAAGTGCATCGCACGTCGCGGCCGTACCGCTTCTGGTCACTTGGGCCGGGGAGCCCCGTGGCGGAGGTCAAGCCGGCCCCTGTCGCCAAGGCCGCGCCGGAGGCGGCCGCGCCGGCCGTCGAACTGCCTGGCCCGGCGGGAAAGCCGGCCGCCGACGACTCCCAGAAGCCGTCCGCCGTGGTGATCTGGGAATTGCTGGTGCAGGCTCTGCCGGGGTCGTTGTCGACGAGCGATATCTTGAAGGAAACGGGCTGGACGAAGCTGAGGGCGCAGGGCGCGCTCCAATCTTTGGTTCGGAAAGGATGCGCAGATCTGGTCGAGAACCGGGGCAAGCCCTATCCGAATAAGTACATGGCCAATCCCTCCAGGAACCCCCAAAAATTCTGCAGGGCACGCATTCAACGGCGCCAAAGAATCCAAGCGGGCGCGACGCCCGCCTCCCAGCCGGCGGTGGAGCAAAACACCGGCACCGCAACATCGGGCCTCGTCATTTCGCCGAGGGTTGCGGACCTGCCGTCCCTCGCCCCGCCGGTAGCCGATTCCCACCAAATCGGCCCGGCGGCGGCAGGCAGTGTGGCGGATGCGCCGCCCAGACGCCCCCCGACGAGCCTGGAAAAAGCCTACGCCCGAATCGCCGGCCAGAAGCCGACCGAAGCCACCTTCCGCATCGACGACCGCGGCGCGCTGGCCATCGTGTGGGGCCTCGATCATCTGGAACTTGACCCGCTCAACGCGGCGCGGCTGCACCGCTTCCTGCGCCACACCGGCCACCTGCTCGACGCCATTGCCGCCGGGGAGAACGGCTGACATGCGCCTGCGCTGCCCCAATTGCGACGCCCGCTTCAGCCTCGATGCGCTGCTTGGCGCCGAGGCCGAATCCGCCGCGGCCCGCGTCGCGCTGATGCGCGCCTTCGCGCTCTCGGGCGAGATCGGCCGCGTACTGGTGCGCTACATCGGGCTGTTCCGCCCCGACAAGAACGAACTGTCGATGAAGCGCGTGGCCGCGCTGCTCGACCAGCTGCTGCCCGACATCGAGGCCGGCCGCATCGAGCGCGCCGGGCGCACCTGGCCGGCGCCGCATGCGGCGTGGATCGCCGCCATCGAGCAGATGTGCGCCAAGCGGGACACGCTGCGCCTGCCGCTCAAAGGGCACGGCTACCTGTACGAGATCATCGCCGGCGCCGCCAACCGCGGCGAGGCCGCCGCCGAGCGCGAGGTCGAAAAGGCCCGCCGCTACTCGCCGGCCCGCGGCGCCGACACCCCGGCCGATGCCCCGGCGCCCGCGCGGCCTGCGCCGTCGACCGTGCGCGACTACCTGCGTAATTTCGCGCTCGCCCAGCGCGCCAAGGAGGATCGCGATGACCCCGCCGACGGTCGATAGCCTGCTCGCCGCGCTCTATACCGGCGGCCACATCGGCGCCGCGCGCGGCATCAACGCCGTCCGCCTGGCAGCGCGGCTCGACTGCTCGACGCGGCTGCTGCGCGAGCTGGTGACGCTGGCGATCCTCGACGGCGCCGCCCTGTGCGGCACGCCGCGCACAGGCTACTTCATCGCCGAGACCGCCGCCGAGTGCGACCCGACACACGATTTCCTGTACCGCCGCGCCATGCACTCGCTGCGCAAACTGCGCGCCTTCCGCCGCACCCGCCGCGAACTGGCCGGACAACTGAGGTTGCCGACATGAGTTCGATCGACGCTACCAAACGGGCCGCCAACTGGACTGCCGGCGAGCCGGACGAGCAGCGCCAGTGCCTGCAGTGCAAGCGCATGGAGTGGCGCATCGACGGCAAGTACCGGCCGTGGTGCCAGGAGCACGGCTTCTGGTCGCTGTCGCGCGCCGGATGCGATTTTCATCAGAAAAGGAGTGTGACGTGATACGTGATCGGAACATCGTCTGGAAACCCCACCAGGCAGCGCACGAGAAGCGCTGCGAAGGCTGCCGCAACGCGGACGGACGCACCGCCGGAAAGATGGCCCCCGACTGGCGCGACTGCATGCGCCACGGCTTCCGAACCTTCACCCATGCTGTTTGTAGTGATTATCAACCGATCGAACAGGAGTCAGCCTCATGACCATTTCCTTCTCCGACATCGAGGCTGCAGCCGTGCAGCTTGCATCGGCGCGCAAGCGCATCGCCGAAGCCGTCGGCGCGCTCAACGCTGAGATCGAGTCCGCGCGAGCGCGCCATCACGCCGGCGTGCGCGCCGCCGCGCTGGCGGGGGCCGACGCGTTCGACCGCCTGTCAGCCCGCATCCAGTCGCGCCCCGATCTGTTCGAGAACCCGCGCACCGTCGTCATCGACGGCATCAAAGTCGGCTTCCAGAAGGGCAAGGGCTCGATCGAGTTCGACGACGAAGACAGGGCGATGCAGCGCATACGCCGCCACCTTCCTGACGAGGCGGAGAAACTGATCGGGTGCCGTTTCTTCATCGTCAAAAATGCCGTCGCGCGCCTGCCGGCCGCCGACATCAAGCGCATCGGCGGGCAGATCGTCGGCGCCGAAGACCAGGTGCTGATCAAGCCGCTGGACACCGAAACCGACCGCCTTATCGCCGCCGCGATCAAGGCCGCGCTGGGGGAACAGCATGAATCCTCCTGACTGGGACGCAGTTGTCTTGGGCCTGAGTTGGTGGATATCCATCGGCCTGGCGTTCGTGGTTGGCGCCGCTTGGCGCGCCATGCACGAAGACCGCCGCAACAGTGCAACCACAGGAAGCCAGGCCAAGCCATGACCCCAGCCCAGCGCGTTGATCGCATCCTCGCTGAAGTTGTCGGCAGAGACCTGTCATCGTGGGAAAAGCATGAGTTCCTTCCCAGCATCCGCCAGCGCGCGACGCTGACCGAGAAGCAGGAGAAGGTATTGAGCGGGATCGAGCGGAGGGTGTTCGAAGAGGAAGATTATGGGCGCCGATAGCAAAATAGAATGGTGTACGCATACTTTCAACCCGTTCGTTGGCTGCACCAAGATCAGCGACGGCTGTGCGAATTGCTATGCCGAGTCATGGGCGAAGCGCAGCGGCATGGTGCAGTGGGGGCCGCGCGCCGCTCGCAGGCGCACAAGCGAGGCGAACTGGCGCCAGCCGCTCAAGTGGGACCGCGAGGCCGAGAAGAGCGGAACCCGGCCGCGGGTATTCTGCGCGTCGCTGGCCGACGTGTTCGACCACGACGTGCCGCAGGAGTGGCGGCGCGACCTGTTCTCGCTGATCGACATGTGCCGGAATTTAGACTGGATTTTGCTGACAAAAAGAATCGGCAATGCGCGAGGAATGCTCAACAGCTTGACACTTGGCTTTTGGGACATGTCGCCCTGGAAACACGTCTGGATCGGCGCGACGATCTGCAATCAGGATGAGGCGGACAGGGATATTCCGAAGCTGCTCGCCGTGCCGGCCGCAGTGCGCTTTTTGTCGATCGAGCCGATTCTTGGGCCGATGGATCTGACCCGCGTCTGCGTCGATAACCACGCGACGCTCGGAACCTACCTGGACGCGCTTCGTGGCCATCGGTGGGACGAGAGCGCTTACTCAGGCGGCGGCCCTCCGCTCGAAAGCGATCCGCCAGACTTCCGTGGCATAGATTGGGTCATCTCCGGAGGAGAATCCGGCCCCAACGCGCGTCCCGCGCACCCAAACTGGCTCCGATCTCTCCGCGACCAGTGCGCCGCGGCCGGCGTGCCATTCCTGTTCAAGCAGTGGGGCGAGTACATCCCAGGAGAACTGTCACCGCACCCGGACTACCCGGACGACGCGGTCAGCGCGTGGCGGCTCGACCAGCGGGGAAGGCGCTGGCACAACCTCAGCGAAGGAATACGGCCCATGATCGAGTGGGAGCCGGTGAAGTTCATCAAAGTCGGAAAGAAATCCGCCGGTCGCCTGCTCGACGGCCTCACCCATAACGGATTCCCATCGCCATGACCCGCACCCCCCGCGCCACCGACATCATGCTGATCAAGATCGGCGTCAAGCAGCTCGGGCTCGACGAATCGACCGAGCGCGACATGTATTGCGCGCTCACCGGGTTGCGCCACGTGTCCGAGATGGATCACGGGCAGCGGGCGAAGATCCTCAAGCATCTGCAGAGCCGCGGATTCAAGCTTGCGAGGCGCACGGCGGCCAGGACGGCCGACGATCCAGTCACGGCGAAGATTCGGGCGCTGTGGGGGCAACTGGCGAGCGACAAGGTGGTGCGAGACGGATCGGATGCGGCGCTGCGGGCATTCGTGCTGCGGCAGACCGGGGTGCAGGCGCTCGACTGGTTGTCGTCGGAGCAGGCGCGGTCGGTGATCGAGGCGCTCAAGTCGTGGCGCAACAGGGTGGCGCGTGGCGCTGCGGCTGCCTGATCAATATCCCGAGGTGCTGGCGTTGATCGCCCAGACGGTCGACGCGGAACTGGTGGGGGACGGGATCGATGCCGATCTGGCCGCGGAGGTGGCGTTCCGGTCCGCCGAGGCGGTGCGCCAGGCGGTCGGCGGCGCGCAGATTTACATCAGCCAGGGGCAGCGCTGGATCGCCAGCGAGCGCAACGTTCGCATCGTCGAGGCGCTTTCGAAACTGGCGTTTTCGGATTCCGGCCGCTATGCTAAGGTGGCAGTCGAGTTCAAGCTGAGTGAACGCTGGGTGAGGATCATCGAACAGACCTGGCTCGACGAAGAGCGCAGCCGGCGGCAGAACCAACTGTTTGGGGAATCTGCGTGAACGACACATTCTGCCCAGATCACGTTGTCGACGTGGAATTGCGCTGGCTGGAACGAACGGAGAAATCCGTCTGCGAAGGCGGGTGCGAAGTTGGACGCAAGGTTACCGTATTGCAGTCTCGCAAGTTGTGGCGCGAGGCCGACCCAATCGACGCCAGCGTGAGCGACTGTAAGGCGCAGCGCTGGTCGGATTGGGGCGACATTCCGACAGTGTCGGAGTGAGGATCGAACGAACCTGTCTCGGGGAAGCTAGGAGCCCGGGGCAGAACAGATTTTTTGGGGAGTCTTCGTGAATGGCTTGATAGACGAGTCCGGGAACAAAGAAGTCGTGGTGACTTCCTTCGTTGTGTTACGTGATGATTTCCCACCTTGCAGGTGCGTCAGGCTTGTCTACTTTGACTCACCTGTGGTTATCCACAACGGGGAATCTGCCCCTAGTTTTGCGGTCGGCGCGCTTGCGCCGGACAGCACTTCGTAGTTTCTCTACACGCAAACGCTTTTCTCTTTCGCCTCGTCCCCGTCCCTCTATTTCCCGCCCAGTTTCGATTTATCTCGTTTTCTCTCCTCTAATTATCTAGCACGGTCTCAGCGGGCCACGGCCGACAGGACGGCGGCGGGGGTGCCGATAGCGAGCGCGCAGGGCGAGGCCGCCACCAGC